GATTTTCTTGGATTCGGTGGCGAGTTTGAATTCATCTATAGTTTTACTACAGTCCGGACTATGTATACTCATTAGGTTTTCCAATACATACTCATAAACAGATTCCGTAAGTAATTTTTTAAGACCGGCTTTAGCTATTTCACAATCTTCATGACTATGATATGGTGTCGTATACAAATCCCTTACCTTACTAGATGACTCTTCTGCATTATCACTATTATCTATAAAGTCAACTTTGCCTATAACTTTTGTTATAACATTTTGTATGTAGTGGTTTTTGGTAAGTTCGATTCCATCACGGCTAACCACAATCACGTTGGCGCCTTTCAAATAATCGCTTCCGGCTTTCGCTATTTTCCTTTTATCATCATAAACATGGTCTATGCCACATAATATATAAAATAGAAAGTTACTACCACCATCACGTGTTACAATGGGAAAAAGATCTTTTACTACATCCATTGCATTGCCGCATTCCATTGGATATACAAATACATAACCATTAAGTTTTGCATCCGAAAATGCACTAGTGCACAATTCGTAACGTTTTTTAAATGAAATAAGTGTGCCCTTTCCATACTCTGCCATGCATTGGTCGTCAGTTGGACAATTTTCAGTAGTACATAATTTTTTTGCAATATGAATCTCAGGTGCTAAAACATAAACCCCAAATATTTGTTTGAATTGTGGGTGTGTTTTATGGAGGTATTTGTGAGCATTATTAAACATTGAAATGTGACCTTTATGGATAGGGTTAAAACTTCCGGGCACAATAATTACCGCATATTTCCCTTCAGATTTAGATTTAGATTTAAATTCATTATATATGGGTGTTACGTTTGCTATGTAGTTGGTTACAAATTCTTTGGTTTCACTTTTTATTTGTTCATACTTTTCTTTAGATATCGGGGTTGGTTTGGTTTTCGATGATTCCTCATGAAAGGATGCACTGCATATGGATTTTGAATTAGTAGGTTTAATTGCTTCCTTTACAATTTTGTAATTATTTTTATCGTTATCATCACACTTATCTTTATCCAATAATAACAATTCATCCTTTTTTTTTTTTTTACATAAATCATCAACATCGCTTTGGGTTATGTTAGGGGGAGGGAATTTTGTTTCACTAAGCTTAAATGTAATGTTCGGCAGCGTGATTTGTTTAAAAAACTTCATGGTATGTCTTCTAATGTCAACTTTAGCTGGGTATTCCCTTTCTGGTAATGAAAGATATGTACCAGATTCTATATTGAAGGAAAAGATTGAATTATCGGTTTTTTTTATTTCACCCGCGCTTACCACATTGTCATCTTTTATTACTTCGGATTTGCTACTATTCGCATTATAATATCTTGCAATAATCATATGTTTGGCTCCAATTTCAAGAGCATTTTTAATTTTAGCCATAAGTAGATGATCATATAGTTTGCCATCTTTATCATCTTTTGTTGTTATTATAACGTATGCGTATAATTCATCGACATTAATGTTTGTTAATTTGTTTATGTCGCCCCGGTTCGATATCTCAATTATATCATCACTAATAATATCATCTTTTTCATGATAAATCAAATAATCTCTATAAAATTTGGTTTGGTCTTCAACATTTGTTTGACAGGTTTTATAATATTTGCCTTCCGGATCACTATTTTTATCGATATTTTTGGTGTCGTTACTATTAGCAGCAGCGCTATTTTTCAAATAAAATTCTTCGAAGATGGATTTGAATTTCTCCATATAAAAATTTAAGTTTAATAACTAATATAATATATTAAACATATAAAATATTATCGTTTAATTCGCAAATATATAGTATATTCACATATTAAATTATTAATTTATCATACAAAAACCAAGATAAAATGAATTTAGAACTTTCGAAATTCGATATGCGGTCGATCAGTTTCAAACCCAATGAAAACAAGGGTCCCGTCATTGTGCTTATTGGTCGCAGAGATACCGGAAAGAGTTTCCTTATTCAAGATTTAATGTACTACCACCAAGATATCCCGATCGGCACCGTCATTTCAGGAACGGAAGCCGGAAACGGTTTCTTCGGAGAACACGTTCCCAAACTTTTCATCCACGACCAGTACAACACCGCAATTATAGAAAACATTTTGAAACGCCAGAAGGCGGTGCTAAAACAGATGAAGAAGGAAATCGAGACATACAAGAAATCAACCATTGACCCGCGCACGTTCGTGGTGCTGGACGATTGTTTGTATGACAACAAGTGGACCAAGGACGTGATGATGCGGTTACTGTTCATGAACGGCCGTCACTGGAAAATCATGCTCGTCATCACGATGCAGTATCCGCTCGGTATCCCGCCCAATCTGCGCACGAACATCGACTACGTGTTCATTCTGCGCGAACCCTACATTGCCAACCGAAAACGCATTTACGAGAATTATGCCGGCATGTTTCCAACCTTCGAGTCATTTTGCCAGGTGATGGACCAGTGCACCGAGAACTTCGAGTGCCTCGTTATCAACAACAACGTGAAATCCAATAAGTTGCAGGACCAGATTTCCTGGTATAAAGCACAGCAGCACGGTCCGTTCAAACTCGGGTCAAAGGAGTTCTGGGAAATATCAAAGGATATGAACTCTGACGACGAGGAAGAGAATTACGACCCGTCCAACGTGAAAAAGAAGGGTCAGGGGCCGCGCATCAAAGTCAATAAGACCCGGTGGTAATAAAGTATATTGCCGCGACTACATATGAGATTTTATTTTTTTAACATATGAGATCTTATTCTATTAACAAAAAATTCTGAAATCATATCGTATATATCACGTAAATCATAATAATCATTAACGATTCTTTTCAGTTCGGCTACTTTATCTCGTAATTCTCCAATTTCTTTATAATCTGGAAATTCCTTTATAGCTGCACTGACTATATCATCAATAAGCTTATTTAATGCAGTGGTATACTCATCATACTTTCTTTTAATAACATCAGCTGATACTCCTTTTTTATATTGGTCAGCAATCTCTTCCTTTAATATTCTTGATTCGGTTCTTAGCTCCGCCACACGTTGAGCAAAATTAGCTAATTTATTTAATTCTTCTTCTTTGCTTCCTCCCCTCAATTTTAATCGTTTCAAAACCCCACGGCGTTTTGAATTTCGGCTAAATCGGTTCGGTTTTAGATTTAGTCTTCGTCTACTACTCATACTCGTTCTACTTTTTAGAATATTGTTTTTTGTTATATAATTACTATATTTTTAATTTTTTTAATTTTAATTATTTCATTGTTTCATTAACATGTAATGAATCAATGAATCAATGAATCAAATCCAATAAAACAAAAAACTAATGAACCAGTCAACTCTAATCCACTTCTTCCAAGTCCTTGGTCGAACTGGCATTGGCTTGCTGCCGCTGCTTCTGTCGTTCCAAGATTCCGCTAAGACCATGATCACCGTCGGATGACGTGACAATATTTTCACCCTCAAACAGCTGTTTCCTCACCTGTTCCGAGGTGCTGAATAACTCGTCGTCATTCATGTGCGCCACATTTACCAGCTCTCCTTCTTTAGTAAGCGTTTGCGTGAGCTTGTTGCCCGATTTCTCCGCATTGCGTTGGTTCTCCTCCATCGCCTTCTGCTTCGCATCCTTCACGCGCTTGTCGAATTCCTGCTTCGCCTTCTCTTCGTTCGTTTTCTTTTCGTTCATGAGCTGGTTTAGCGTTTCCTCCATGTATTCTACACGCCCGGTCTTGTATGCCTCCGGGTGGAACGGCATCCACATGCCTACCGGCCCCACATACACGTCATGATTCGGGTCAACTTCGCGCAGCAGCTTGCACCTCAGCTCCGCACGAGAGTTGAATTCCGCCTCCAGCTGCTCCTCATGATTGTCCACGAATGTCTTATACTCGTCAGCGATGGACGTCTTTAGAAGTTCGGGCTTTTCTTCCTTCACAAACGCCTGTAAATCCTCCGACAATTTGTTGAAATCCAGATTGTATTTATATGCAACGAAATTAATAAACTGGGTATACTTCTCGACCGCCTTGTTGAATTCCCACACTTTTAGGAATTCTCGAAAATAAAAGTGCTCCTTTTGTTCCAGAATGTGTTCCGGGGATACGAATGACAAACATGCGAATTTTTGTCCAGCGATTGGCTTGTCCTCTTCCAGTAGGTCCACATATTTGGGACTCTCCTTTGTGGTAACACCCGATGGAGCATTAGTAGACTTCGACGACATTGGCATTGGTGGCATATAACTATATAAGTGATATATATTTTATTATTTACGGCATGACAGTTTTAAGTATTTTTTATTGAAATAAACATAATAAGCAAAATAAAACACCACGCATAAATTTTTTCGAATTCAAAGTAAAATATTTTTTTCTTTTCAATATTTATAAAATATCATAGCATATATAAATAACAACATCAAAAAGCAAATGTCAGGCATGTTTGATTTAGGAGAACTCGTAAAACGAACGATTAAATATTTAGTCGAAGGTGTTATGGTTGCAATTGCGGCATACGCCATTCCCAAGCGCTCGCTCAATTTAGATGAGGTAGCGCTCATTGCGCTCACCGCTGCAGCCACTTTTAGCATCTTGGACACATACATTCCCAGCATGGCAGTGTCTGCGCGCACCGGTGCCGGCTTCGGTATTGGCGCCAACCTGGTCGGATTTCCCACCCCCCTGAAGCTTTAAACAGTTGAAATGGTGAACGGTTATAACCAATCAAAAAAATACGTTTTAAATTTTTAATAATTTATCAATTTCATTATGATAAATTATTTACTTTTTATTTTTCATGTTACACATGTTGCTTGCACGTTACTTGCACGTTACTTGCATGTCGCTTGACACTTCTTTAGTGCTTCACATTATCACTGGTATTGCTCGTGTGATCCCATGCTACAAAATCATAATAGTCATCCCGTTGTTCATAGTCGGCCGGATAATCATCTTGCCCGTGTTCGCAGT